TGACGATGCAGCGATGATTTTAGGGAATTATTATGAAGTTAACTCTAGATGGGATCACGTCACTTTTAAGCGAGGTTATGCAACAGCAGGGATTGAGGATACTGTCGGCACAGCAAAGACATTAACTAGACAAATAACGGAACAAGAGGAAATATATGGTGGAAAATGGAGATATGCTTCTCCTCCTTCTATTACAAGTACCTTCAAAGGAAGGAGCAATGTAAGTTGTAGTTTTGTCGCTTGTCTCGATTCACCGTAGAATAAACGCAATGTTTTTGATTTTGGATCGTGGCTGGATTTTATAGTGGAAGAGATGGAGCCTTATACATAGGCACATCAACAACAAAAGCAGCAAAAGTTCAAAATTGGAGCTTTTCTTCTACTCAAGCAGTTTTAGAAACAACTGCGATGGGAGACACTGATAGAACTATTACTGATGGGATTCGTAGTTACTCAGGAAGTGCAAGACTTTTTTATTACACAACTTCAGGTGGTTCAAACGTAAAAGATATTTTACAAAATTCAATCAAAAGAAGTTCTGGAACTGCTGGCGGTGACGGCGAGCAGACAACAAGTAATGAAATAAAATTGAAGCTTGCATGGTTAGATGGTTCAACTCCTAGATTTATTACGTTTGTTACTTATGTAACTGGAATAACGATGGGTGCTTCTATGGGTGAAGTGTCATCTGTTGATATAACTTGGGAAGCTAATGGTGCGCCTATTGAAGATAGTCTTGCAACAGGATCTGCTGCTGCTGGTTCCTAATGGGTGTTTACTTTGGTCAGAGTGGTGAGATTGTTCTCAAAAGGGATACTCTTCAATCTCCACTGCAAACTGTTTTAGATCCTTCAGATGTAAACGCAGCTACAAAGAGATTTAATGTTGATCATAGTTCTGGTTCGTTAATAACTGGAGATGAAGTAGAAATATCAACTGCTAACGGTTCAACATTAGAACTCGTTGATGGACATAATTATCCAGATGGAAAATGGTTTGTAAATATTGATCCAGTAGGAGGGATTCGTCTATTTGATTCTTTTCCTTTAGCAATTGAAGGTTTAAGTGCTAACGCAAAAACGCTTGTAGTTCCAAGTAGTGCAAAAGATGTATTACTTCAAACAAGAAATGAATTGTTTCGTCATGTAGCAAATGTAAAAGATTTTGAAATGACGACTAGTAGAGACCAAGTTGATTTAACTTCTGTTGGAGATGAGTTTAAGAGTCAATACGAAGCTGGTTTAATTAGTGGTCAAGGTTCTATGAACTGTATTTGGGAGCATAGTTATGGAACAGGAAATCGAACTAATCAGTATGGTGCAGACGCAGAATTTCCTTTCTATCTGGCTCAGTTAATTATAAGAACTCAGCAAGGCGCAGATTTTAGTGGAATTTTTTACATTTACAAAGATGGAACTAACGCAAGAAATAATGTTTACTACGAGGCTGAATGTTGCGTAACCAATGTTGCTGTATCTGTTGCTGCTGCTGAAGTTATAGAGACAAGAATTGATTTTGTGACCAATGGTGTTATTGCTTTAAAGACAGGAGATACCCCTGGTTATCTTCTCCAAGAAGATGACGATAAAATTCTTCAGGAAAATGAAAGTCCCATATTGCTCGAACAGGTTTAAACTATTGCTATTGGTTTTTAGTTAGTAGTCAATGGCTGATCTCAAAATAACTGGATTGCCTCCTTTAGCAGAGGCTTCAATTCAAGCAACAGACTTGCTTGCTGTTGCAGATTTGAGCGCAACAGAGACTAAAAAAGTAACAGTAAAAGATTTAGTAGCTAAGGCTGTAACTCTTTTAGATGCTGGAGATATCCCTGCTGCAAAGGTTGGCACGTTAGGAACGGACCAAGTAGCCACAGGAGCAATTGTTGATGGTGCGGTTACTAATGTCAAACTTGCAAATTCAAGTATTTCTCTTGGCGGTATCAGTATTGCTCTTGGGGCTACAGATGCTACTCCTGCTTTTAACTTAGTAGATGCGACTGGATACACAACAGCAAATTTAAGTGGAACAATATCTAATGCTCAATTAACAGGAAGTATCACAGGAGATAAGTTATCTAATACAACAGTTACTTATGCAAAATTAAATATTGCTGATGGGGATATTCCTGGCGTAAAAATAACAGGAAATTCTATAACAAATGCACAGATAGGAGCTAATGCTGTAGGGAGTTCTGAACTTGCTGATGATGCTGTAGATACTGCTGCTATTGCTAATGGAGCCGTTACAAATGCAAAATTAGATAATACAACTATTACTGTTGGAGGTGTAACCTTAACACTTGGAGGAACAGATGCTACTCCTGCTTTTGACTTAACTGATGCAACAAATTACCCAACGACTTCTTTAAATGGAACGATTACAAATGCACAGTTAGCGGGAAGCATTACTGGAAATAAATTAGCCAATGTCACTGTTCCTTATGCGAAATTAAATATTGCTGACGGAGACTTCCCAGGGGCAAAGATAACTGGAAATTCGATTACTGCGGCACAAATAGCAGCAAACGCCATAACTGCTTCAGAGTTGGCTAACAATGCTGTGGATACTGCGGCTGTCGTTGACGCTGCCATTACTTCGACAAAGATAGCAGCGAATACAATCACGGCTGGAAACCTAGCTGCAAATTCTGTAGGAGCAAGTGAACTTGCAAACAATTCTGTAGACACCGCCGCCGTGGTAGATGCAGCTATCACAACAGCAAAAATTGCTGATGGAGCTGTAACTACTGCCAAACTTTCTGGGACAATATCTGCTGGAACAATTACAGATGGTGCAGTTACCACAAGCAAACTTGCCGATGACGCTGTTACAAATGCAAAGCTAGCTGCAAACGCTGTAGAAACGGCGGCTGTTGCGAACGCAGCCATCACAAATGACAAGGTAGCGAGTGGAATTAGCGGAACAAAAATAGGTGATGGAACAATTACGGCTGCAAAATTAAATACATCAAATATTGATAGGTCATTAAATGTAGCCAGTGGAAATCTTGGAATAAATAACACTGTTACGGCTGCTACTCGTTCAGGCATTTCATACAACGCTCAGGGACTCATAACTGGAACTGTTGCTCTTGCTGCTGCTGATTTACCTGTTGCAACTTCTAGTGCTGTTGGTGGCGTGTCTGTTGGGACTGGATTAAGTGTTAATGGAGCTGGTGCTATATCAATCACAAATGCAATAACAGCAGCTTCAATCAGTGGTATTACATATAACGCTCAAGGACAAATTACTGCCACTACAGCATTAGTAGCTAGTGATCTTCCAGTAGCAACAACAAGTGCTAAAGGTGCTGTTCAAATTACATCTGGAGGAGGGTTAACTGTTGATGGTTCTGGTAATTTAACGACTTCAACAAGTGGAATTAGTGCTGGAACTTATCAATCAGTTACTGTTAATACTAAAGGTGTAATTACAGCAGGAACAGCACTTACAGAAACACAAATTCCATCACTTCCTGCTAGTAAAATAACAAGCGGAAGTCTAGATGCTGCAAGGATTGCAAATGATTCTATTGATGGAACTAAGTTATCAAATACTTCTACTGCAATATTTCAATCTATAGCTCAAAGTGGTTATCCAACAGCACAGTTTAATGGTCAAATCCTCTTTGATACTGTCTCTGAGGATGCGTTTATCTGGGATGGAAACGCTTGGCAAGCAATTACGACTTTAACTAAAGGAAGTCTTGTTTTTGGTGGAACGTATAACGCAACTACGAGCCAGATGGTTGCAACAACCTCGGCTGGTATTGCTGCTGGTTTATCTGTTGGTTCTAACTTGCCTACTGCTTCAGCGACAACTGACGGTGTATATGTCGTAGTTGCAACAGGTGGAACTCCAAGTTCTCCAGCTCCAGCTATCGCATTTGCTCCTCCTGATTATATCTTGGGAGTGACAAATAGTGCTGGTTCGTCATGGAATGAGGTCGATTTATCGCAGACTGTAGCTGGGCAAGTTGCAAGCAATATTACTTTTACACCTTATGGACAAATTAGTGCGACTAATTTACAAGATGCACTCCAAGAATTAGAGACAGAAAAACTAGCAAAAGCTGGTGGTACTGTTACAGGTGAGCTTTTAATTGGTAATGCTGGAAGCCTTGTATTTGAAGGATCTACTGTTGACGCATTTGAGACAAGATTAACAGTTGCCGATCCAACAACATCAGACAAAGTTATTACTTTGCCTAACATAACTGGAACAGTCATTACAACTGGAGACACAAATACTGTCACCAAAGATATGGTTGACGGAAGTTTAATAAATACAAACATAGC